AAAGATTAATCCAGAGCATTTAGGAATTGATGTTTCAATATATTTGGATGCTATTGTTGCTAATAATGGTGGTAAAGGTACAAGAGTTAGAGGTCAAAATTCTCAGATAGTTGCGACTATTAAAAATTATATTGTACCTCCAACTGAAGGTGTTGATTCAACAACAATTTTTGTCAAATATGTTGAATCTGGAAGTAATGCAACAAGTGAATTATTTCCAAACGGTGAAATATTAGTCTTAGAAGAGAACGTCACTTATGGAAATACTACTTTATTGGCAGGTGAAACTGTTTTAACATTAGAACCAGAAAATGCATCTCATACTGGATCTTCATTTAATGTTGAAAATGGAGTATATTTTATTAGAGGTACATTTATAGATGTAACTAAGTCTACATTAGTCTTAGAACCATATAACAATAAACCATCATATAGGGTTGGATTTGAAGTATTAGAGCAAATTATTAATGCTAATGATGATGATAGTCTATTTGATAATGCAAAGGGATTTACAAACTATGCTGCACCAGGTGCTGATAGATTTAAAATTAGTGTTAAATTAACAAAGAAATCATTAAATGATTATGAAGATACTAATTTTGTTGAATTATTAAGAGTTAGAGACGGTCAAATTAAAAAAATTCAGGATACATCAGTATATTCTGAAATTAAAAAGTATTTTGCAGCAAGGACTTTTGATGAGTCTGGAAATTATTCTGTAAATCCATTTAAGGTAGAAGTACAAAGTTCATTGAATGATGAAATAGGTTCTAATGGATTATATACAGAAACACAAAAAACTGATGAGGGTAATACACCAGCAGAAGATTTAATGTGTGTTAAACTTTCTCCAGGAAAGGCATATGTTAGAGGATTTGATGTTTCTTTATCAGGAACAACAGTTTTAGATGTAGAGAAACCAAGAGATACAAAAACAATTAAGACAGCATCTATTCCATTTAGAATGGGTAGTTTGTTGAAAGTTAATAATGTTGCTGGAACTCCTTGGATTAATATTGGTGGTAATACTGCCAATACTATTGGGTTATATAACCAGAGAAAGGTAAGTAATACAAATAATGGTATAAAGATTGGTGATGCTCGTGTATATTCATTCAGTGTTTCTGATGCACCTTATACAACAGCATCGACTGAATTTGATTTACATCTCTGGGATATTCAAACATATACAACTTTAAGTATTTCAAATCCAGGATCACATTCAAATGGTACTAAAGTTAGAGGATTAACTAGTGGTGCTATTGGATATATTGCAGACACTCCAAATACTGGTGAGATAAGTCTATCTCAAACTACAGGAACATTTGTTGCTGGAGAAGTTTTAATATTTAATGAAAGAAATAGTGATACTTCAGGAAATGCTACTTCATCATCAATTATCAAAATTAATAGTTATACAACTGAAGATATTAAATCAGTATTCCAAGCACAGGGTAATGGATTAGTATCTCCTTTTAGTGCAGATTCTGTTCTTTATGATCGCATTTTACCTAATTTCTCAATAACAGATCAATTAAATGTTGTTGCAGACGGTACTGGAGAGAATACTGCTACAGCACCTGGAAGAAGATTTGCTGGAGTAGTTGGTATAAAAACTGATGCAATAATTTCATATACTAGAGCAGATGGAGCAGCACTACCAGGTGTTGATCCAATTTTCAATAGAGTTTCAAATATCTCAGCAGATGGTGCAACTTTAACTTTAGTACCTGTTCAAACAGTTGCAGGTGTTGGTACTGGATCGGTTTTAGATGCTAGTACAAGCATAACCTCTACATTTAGAATTAAATCGCCAAAGATTACTAATTTATCTGGTGCAAGTCTTTATAGTAGATTACCCAAGAAAAATATTTCTAATGTAGATCTTTCAAATTCTAATTTGGTAATAAATCGCCAAATTACAGGTAAATCAATTTCAGGTAAAACATTAACTATAACATCTCAAGATGGTTTAGATGTTTCTTCTGGAATTGCTAGTGCATTCTTTGAACC